CTAGACTTTACAGCCCCTTTTGCAGGTCTTATATAAGGGCGTTATCTAAATATACATAAAATATAAAAAGGAAAATTTCAAAATTTTTACTCAAAAACGCTTTTCTTGATAGCAAGAAGGGCGATTTTTTTGTTTTAAGCTGCTGACATACAACGGAAACAAAAAATACATAATTTGTATTAGTCTTGTATTTTACTTGTATTTGATTGGTAGTTAAATGGTAGTGGGTTTGTATTGAACTACGATTTACCTTTGTCGTCTTTTCCCTAATAAGGATTTACCCAAACTACCCAGTTTGTCTAATATTATCAGCCTCATTTCGCTCATTTTCGCTACTCTCGTGTACTTTTAGTTGTTTTTCAAGCATAGACACCATTTTTTCTTTGTCGTTTATTCTTGCCCTTAATTCCTTTATTAGCTCCTCCTTTTCCACTAACAAGCCCTCCAACCTAGCTACTTCATTTTGACACGAATGTAAGGCATTTGTACCCTCAATGTTGCCTAATTTGTTGCTTATTACCTTGCTTATTATTGGTTCATTATCTTGTGCAATATTCTGCATATTAGAAAATATTATATCTTCAAGAGATACGTTAAAATGTTTAGCAATACTAATAGCTATATCTATAGGAGGAAACCCTTTGTTTCGCTCATAAGCAGATAACGTACTAGCAGAAATACCCACTTCTGTAGCTAAATCTCTCAATGGTTGTTTGTCTCTAAGGGTTTTTAGGTTAAGCCCAAAATTAATATATTTCAAGGTGTAATTATTTAGAATTATTATAAATAACGAAATATATTTGCACGTGCGAAATATTTTACGTACCTTTGAAACATACTTAAATAGTATATCACAGTAAGACACCATAAACATTACAATTTATGAGCAAACGGAAACAAGATGTTCCTACTTACTATCAGGTATCAAAGGTAATTGGTTATTCCGAGCAGTACATAAAAGAAATTATGGCTGGTCGGAAGGTTAGTACGCTCAGTAAGAAAAAAATTGAGCGTGTCCGAGAAGACTATGCCGAGAACGTGAAGGAAATGGAGGAACGGCTAAAAGAAAAATGGAGCAAAACAGGCAAATGAGCCTTGTAGCTTTAAGATTTGAAGTATTCATAAAAGTATAATTTAAAGGATTTATTTCTTCAAATGTACGGAATACTTTATAAATAGTTCTTTGAAATGAAGGTTAATCTAAAGGATAGGATAGAAAATGCTATTTGATTTTGTCAGATAGGATTTTTAGCCAGTACGGTATTCGTTAGGGTTCGACTCCCTAACTGGCTCTGATTTACTTTAAACGTAAATTTGTTTGATACCCAAAACGCTATTTGACTTTGTGAAATAGCGTTTTTATTTACTTATCAATCATTTTATAACGATTTCAAAATATTCATAACGAACGGTTCGCTTGAAGCGAACCGTTCGTTAAATTTTAAAACCCTTTTAAACCCTATTTATTATATGGATTTTAAATTTTCTACTACTTTATCAGCAGATTTAAGCAAGGCTCTGCCGAGGAGCATATTATTTTTTTCAGTAGAATTAACACGATAATTTACTCTCATTACTATAAAAATTTAGGTATTACAAAGTGGAATTTGGCAGCCTAAATATAGTAAAAAAAGCGTGAACGGTTCTTTTAGGGTTCGATTCCCTAACACGCTCAATTCATTTCAAAAAACATAACGAACGGTTCGCTTCAAGCGAACCGTTCGTTAATAATTAATAATCCTCTTACTTTATGGACTATAACGACAATGTACAACTCGTACAAGGGCGTTTGTCCGTTTCATACACTTTTTTAGAACAATTTTATTCAGATGCTACGATTGTTCCTAATGTTTCAAAGGGAGCTTGGGAATCATCAAATAAAGGTTGGGTATTTTGGGAAAGTGTATTAAAGGCAAACGAACGTATCAAACGGAAAGACTACAAAAAAGACTTACCGAGTTATTCCGAATTAGAACTATCCTACAATAAAGCTCAAACGAGTAAATTACCTCAATACTTCGGTTTTTATGAAAAGCTAACGGATTTAGAATACTTTACAATAAAGTATGATGCTCAGTTAGCCGTTTGTTTGAAACGAGCTGCTAGTGTTTTACGCTTTTTGATGCAAATCAAAGGTAAAAAAGATGCTAGAAAGCTCGGTTTTGAGAGTAAAAAAGCCGTTTATTTGGCAGTTTTAGACTACCTAAAAGACAATCAAAACACCATAAAAGGCATTGGAAACGGCACAAATCTTAGGTATTTGCAGCAAAAAGTAACTCTTTTTAAGGAAAAAGGAACGGAATCTATTACTTGGGAAGTGGCTGGTAATCAAAACAGACGCAAAGTAAAAGGAACAACCGAAAAAGTTCTTTCTTATTTGGCATTTAATGAGTTCAATCGCATTCCACAGGCTGCACAATTAGAGCGAGTTTATAATAAATTCATTCGTAAAGGTAGGCAGCTTGTCAATGAAATAACTGGCGAGGTCTATTCGGCTTCGGATTGTGCTGAAGTTTCACACGATGCAATTTATGATTTTATCAAAAAGAATGCTGATGTTCGTTTAGCTTTAGAGTATTATTACTTAGAAGCAAAGACATTTCAAGACAGAAACTTGCCTTTTGTGCATCGTAATCAACCTACTTTTTCGCTTTCCAAACTGACAATGGACGATAAAAGCATTCGTTTTAAAGCCAAAGGTGGTATGAATGTTTGGGTTTATTTTGTCTTTGATATGTATTCGGGAGCTATTATTTCTAGTCCTTTTGGAGTGGATAAATACGTAAAAGAAGATGGCAAACGAGTAAAAAAGGACGGAAAGACATTGAAGTTAGTCAAAAGAGCTATACTTGGTGTCTTTGAATACTTGCACAAAGAAGGGTATCAAGGAATTGTTCCTTGGGAGATTGAAAGTGAGGTTCACTTAGCAAAATCTTTAAATGATAGTTCATTAAAAGAAGAAGAAATTTTTCCTTTTGTGCGTTTTTGTAAGCCACGCAATCCACAGGAAAAAAAAGCTGAGAATTTTATCAAGCAATATAAATACGAAGAGGAGCTGCATGATGTGGGTGGACTAGCAAGACCGTTTTTGAAACGATTAGAGAACGTTTTGAATACAGAAGACACAAAAATTGAGTTTACTCAACAGGAAATAATGGACAAAACAACGGCTTGTATTGATAGATACAACAATGAGCCACAAAAAAAGTACGGTGGAAAAAGCCGTATGCAGCGTTTTAAAGAAGGTATTCAGATTGACAAAATGGAAACATTGAGTTATCAAAATCTAGCTTATTACTTGGGAGAAACGCTAAAAGAACCTGTTCAGATTTATAGAAAGCAATACGTACAGGCTTTTGCAGATGAATGGGAGCTGCCACCTTTGGATAAGTGGTTTGAACAAACGGATGCTTCCAATAAAGTAAATGTTTATCATCTGCCTTTTGTGGAGGATAAAATTTGGATTTATCAAGGCAGTAAGCTGATTTGTGAAGCTGATAGATTTACCGAAGAACGCAAAGTAGCTGCAGCTCGTGCAGAAGCAGGAGAAAATCAAGGTAGAAACTTAGGTAGAATGAAACACGCTAGGGACGTTGTGGAAAACAAAGCTAAGAAATTAGTGGAGGAGTTTACGATCCCAAAAGTGAGTTATGTCCAAACGAACGGTTCGCTTAAAGCGAACGGTTCGGTAAAAGCAACAGGACTCTATGCACCCGATGAGCAAGATGATGACGATAATTTCACAATGGAAATTATAGACATTGCTTCTTAAACGAACGGTTTTAAACGAACGGTTCGCTTTGAGCGATTTAAACGAACGGTTCGCTTTGAGCGAACCGTTCGGTAAAAAAAAAGCCTCACTATGACGATAGGGAAGGCTTTTTTAGTGTTCAATTTTCAAATCAATAAAAAATAAACAGTACAAAAATATGACAACAGAATTTAAAAACCAAATCGTAGAAGAACTTAATGACAGGATTAAATATATTAGCCAAAATAAACTCGCTGTAAAATTAGGAGTTAATGCAGGTTACTTGTCAGATATAAGAGCAGGGAATTGGAAAAAAATAAGTGATGACTACTGGCGTAAGCTAGAGGCTGCTTTGGCTAACACTTCTTTTACTAAAGACTGGCAGTTGTTCGGTTCGGTATCACTTACGACAATTCAGAATCTTTGTAAAGATGCTCAAAACAATCATCGTTTTTTGGCAGGTTATGGAGCTACTGGTTCAGGAAAAACAACGGCTTTGCGTACCTACTCCAATCAAAATGCAAATGTAGGCTATGTTTTGTGTGATGTTTTGATGAATCAAAATCAATTTTTGAGTGAGATTTTACAAAGTTTTGGATTGTCCACGGAAGGAACAAAGATTAGTAAGATTCAGAAAATAGCTAATCATTTGAATAAAGTAGAAAATCCACTTTTGATTCTTGATGATTTTGGAAAAGTAAGTGATAGTATTTATCAGCTTTTGCAGCTCATTTATGACAGAACGGAAGGCAGCGCAGGAATCGTAATCTTTGGAGTCGAATATTTGAAGGATTATTTAGACAAAATGCGCCAAAAAAACAAACTCGGTTTTAGAGAATTGTATCGCAGAATCGCTTACTGGCAGCTTATCAATACTATTTCTGATAAGGAAATTAAATTTATTGCTAGTCAGTACGGCATTGATGGAAAACAAGAATTGCACTTTGTGAAAAGCAATGTTACTTGTTTTGGTACACTTAAAAACCTTGTCTTGAATGCCTTACGAGCAGCCAAAGGCGAGAAAATTACTTTAGAAATACTTCAATCTTTAAATATTTCCAACTGATATGAAAACTAAAAATTTGACAATCGAACAGCGTGTAGAATTGGTTTATTATATGGCTGGTTATGAAGATTCTACTTTCTATAAATTCTATCATCACGCTATGGATATGTTTCTGAAAGACAAAGGTTTCACTCCCCATCAACGAGAGAAAATAAAAAAACTGAATGTTTTTAAGGGATGGTTCAAGAAGCAATTTGAGAAACGAGATGAATATATCATCAATGATATGCTTGTTTTAGATATTGATAGTAATGATTTTAAGTTTGCAGAAGAAGACTATAATTATTACTTCTATAATCTATTTGAATTTAAAATCTATTACGAATATCTCCATTACGATTTTAAAAAATATGATTTTTTTCCTTTCTCTTTTGATTTTGTAGAGGCTACTAAAAAGCAAGTCGGAAAATCATTTGTATATCAAAACGCCTATTATCAAGAAAAATTAGAGTTCTTTTTTCATTATTCATAATAAATCAACAATCTTATAAGGTTTTTGAAAACCTTATAGGATTTATTTTAAAATCAATTTTCACTTATTTTTAATTACAACTATGAAAGCAACAGCAGTAAACAAGGCAGAAGTAAAATTAGTGTATAACCGTACCGAAGCCGAACAACGCTTGGCGAGTTATGCAAAACTAGAGGCAGAACACAAACTGCATACCGAAAATCTAAACATTATGATAAAAGAACTTCAAACAAAAGTGTCAGATATTTTGGAGGATTTGAACGCAAGAATGGAAGCCGAAAAGGAGTATTTAAAAACTTTTTGTGAGAAAAACGGCAATCAAAAATCAGTTTTTGATAGTTTGGGTGAGTTTGGTTATCGTAAAAATCCTCTCTCTATTGCTTTTAAAAACAAGCTAAAAGACAAAGATGTGATTGAGCGTTTTGTTACGAATTTAGAATCACAATAGCTGACAAAGTAGTCAAGACAACGCAAAAGGTAGATAAGACACAACTCAAAAAACTGTTTGAATTGGAGATTGTAAGTCTTGATACACTTGATAAATGTGGTATTGTAGTCAAGAATGACGAATACAAGTTTTTTGTCAAGCCGTATGATGTACAGGGTTAAAATCCTGTTCAATTTATATTTATTTATCTCAAAAAAGCCTATTAAATATTGTTTTAGTAGGCTTTTTTTTAATCTGATTTTCTTATGAAAATAAAAATCAATGAAGATAGAAGCAAAGTAACGGTTTCAGAACTTTCTGATATTGACTGGCTCATTATTCAAAAGCAACTCAAAACGGCTTTTGACTATGAATGTGAATTACTAGATTATCATAGTATCGGAATTTTAGAATTACAAACTCTTTACAAAGACAAATTTAGTAATGAATTTGGCAAGATGGATTCTTTCAAAATGACTTTGCCACAGGCTATGGCATTTGTTATGATAATTCCTTTTTTTTCGGCAAATGAGTATCAAATCGGACTTATTTCAGATTTGAAATACAAGTTATTTGAACGCTTAGGGCAGTTTTTATCAATCCCAACTGACCCTAAAAAGTTGGTTTTGTTGGAAAGTCAGAAGCCATTTTTACGAATTGAACAGTAAATTTTAAATCAATTATCAAATCAATAAATTTTAAAACTATGATTTATCTGCATAAAAACTTGCGCTTTTTGCGTGAAAAATACGACTATAAACTAGAATGGATAGCGTACAAAGTAAATGTTTCGTATTCTACGATTAGTAATTATGAATCTCTTAAATCACAACCCAAACTTATTACGCTAATTCTTTTGGCAGAACTTTATAAAGTTACGGTTGATGATTTGTTGAAAAAAGATTTATCTCACACTCTAAATCAAAAAAGCTCATGAACAGTCCAAACAACACCCAAATACGAATTTTTAATTCAATCCTAAACCGTAAAAATTTACGAGAACATAAAGCTGATATTGTTTTGCAGTACACAGACGGCAGAACAACCAGCACAAAGTATATGACAAGTGAAGAAATACAGAAGTTTATTGATACTCATAATCACAGCCGTGTAAAGACGCACAGCCGTGCATCTGTACTTGACTATGAGCAGGGCGAAGAAGAAAGGCAATGCAACAGAATGCGTCGAAAGATTATAGCGATTTGTCGTGAAGCTTTTGATATGAATACAAAAGCTGGTAAAGCTGATATGTATCGGATTTACAAATGTGTAGAGAAATTAGGCTATTTGAATAAAGGCTTAAATTCATATACCTACAAAGAGCTGACCGTACTCGTTACACAATTTGAGAGAATTGGGGAAAGCACATTGAAAGCAAAGGCAAAAAAGAACAGGAAGGATTGGAAAGTTTCTGTTTTTGATGACGATGGAAATGAGATTGAATTTGATGTTACGGAATTTATGAATAAATAGCCTTTAAAACCCTTTTAAAATACGTTTAAATGAATACACTACATTATGACATCAAAGGGAAATTTGATGAATCTGAACGCCAAAGAAAACTATTTTCTATATCTGTTTGTGGCGATGATATTACAAGTTTTGAAATGGTATCTAAAACGCCTTGCGATTTGGGTGATTTAAAACAAGTATTGGATTACTTAGATAATTCTAAGTTCTTCTATCTTATGAATAGAGGTAGAAAATCAAACGAAGAACCATTGAAAGACTTTCACATCGGAGGTAATTACAGAATGGTTTTGAGTAAAAAACAACCGAATACAGAAGAAAGTATAAACAGGCAAAATAATATCATTCTTTGGAAAATTATTTATAAAGAATATATGAATGCCGAAGCGTTTATTTCTGATAAGGAGGTTCGTTTGTTGGGAAGTAGAAAGTACACAGAAAAAGAAATGAGAGGTTTTTTTGAGTGTGATTTGTATTTTGCAAAAGGACTTGAAACGGTTACTTCTTTTGTAAATAACTTTTCTGCTGTTGTGAACTACATTAATAGCAACCATATCAAAGGAGCAACGAGTGAGCCTGTGCAATCAAAGTACCCGAATCGTTGGGATTATGATTTTGAACAAACTTTGCAACCTTCCGAAATGCCTAAATATTGGGAACATTTACGAAATTTAGGCTTACAAGCTGTAAAAAATCGTTTTGGTAAAACTTCACATTGGGAAAAAGTAGAAAGAATATGACACAAAGCAAATTTACACTGGAGCAGTTGTTTATATCAAAACAAGAGGCTTTTGATTTACTATTTTTTGCGATAAAAAGAGAAATAGAGTTGCAACAAAAAGTACATAAAGAGTTTTTAAAACACAATGATTTTATTGAACCAAACGAGGTTTTTGATATAAATACGTGTGTTTTAAACAACTTTTTAGAACAATTAAAAGAACAAGATGCTAAGACTTTTTTAGTTTCTGAGTTTATTTATTATCAAAAATAAATCCTTCTTAACCTTCTATCACAAAAAAGCCTTCAAATTTGATTTGAAGGCTTTTTTTGTTTAGACAGACAACGGTCTGTCTTTACTGTTCAAAAGTTTTGTTCATTTTGTTTTCTAAGCGTGTTCTTATCTTGTCTATCAATGGTTTTGAGTTTCCCATAAATTGCCTTTTTGGAATGGGAATAGTTAGCTTTTTGGCAAGACTCATTTTTGCCCACGTGTTTGCTGCCTTTGTGGTTTTTGAGGCATCTCCTTTGTGAGAGAAAAACATTCTTTGTTTAAATGTTGGTGTTTGTACGATTGTACCACCTTCGTTGTGGATTTGTGCGTACTTTATTGGTGTTCCGATTACGATTCGTTTTGCTGTTGCTGATTTTACTTCTAAACTTCTGCGTAAAATTCCACTTCCTTTACCTATCAAAATACCTCTATTTGGCTTTTTTTCTTCTGGGTCAATCGGGTCTTTTCTATCTTCCCACTTTTTGAATGTTCCTTTTTCATCAGTAAAGCCTTGTTTATCCCAACTATCGTCGAAAGTCTGTAAGGCATCGTTGGCTACTAATCTAGGAAAGTCTTTTGCTAGATAGGTTTGCAATTCCTTTTTTTTGGCTGCCAAATCCTTTCCTAAGTCTTTTATATTTCGTTTTTTCATAGTGTTTCAATTTATCATTTACCGAACGGTTCGCTTAAAGCGAACCGTTCGTTCGTTCGTTCGTAAAAAACACCTTTTAAAGAACTTTTAAAAGGTGTTTTTTTGTGGTTAAGATTATTGTTTGGTTTTGAGTTTTTTGCGTTCTTCTTCAAAACGCTTTTCTATTTCTCTCAAAACTTCATTATCATCTGTTCCATCAAGTTGATTTGTATTGCTATAAAACTCTTTTATAGCTTCTTTATGTATTCTTCGGTGCAGTTCTTTTTCTTCTGCTGTTCGTTTATTTTTCATTTTAAATCAATGGTTTTAAGGGTTGCTTTTTCTGTTCTGTTGTCATATCAGATACTTTCATCAAAATAATCTTTTAGGGTTTTAAAGTCTTCTTATCTAATTCTGCAATTTTATCTCTGACTTTGTGCATTTCATCAAAGACTTCTTTAAATCTTTTTTGATATTCTTCGGAATCGTCATATTCCTCACCTTGTAGTTTGCATTTTTCTTTTTGTAACTCTTTTGCTCTTTTTACGAGTTCTTCCCTTGTTTTCATAGTTCTTTTAGTTTGATGGTAAAATTACTTCCATTTTTAATAAAATCAACAACCTCAAAGTTAGTATCTTTTAAGAACAAAACCTCATATTCTGAGTCTACTTCATCAGCAAATTTTTCACCATAGTAAGAAATAGCGTTAATGTACTTTCCTGTTTTTGATACTATCTCAAAATCCACATTTCCTGATGAGTATAAATCAGCCATCGCCTCTTTATTTTTGGAGGTAGAAGTAAAGAAAGTGTGTTTGTAAGGCTGTTTTTCCTCAAACGCTTTTCTGTATTCTTCAATGATTTCTTGTCTTAGTTTTGCATTTCTGAATACAGTTCCTTTAAAATTAGGTAATTTTTTTAAAGCATCTTGCATAGTTTGAGCGTAAGTAGTTAAAAAATCATTCGTTTCTATTTTTCCTCTTAGCATTTTATTGAGTTCACTAAATCCACCATCGGTATAATAATGCAGAGCAGTTGCTTCCGTTTCAGATAATTGAGGAAATACTTTATCCAGTTCTTTCAGCTTTACTCTCTCATTTACCTTTTTGAAATTATCATTTTGTAGTAAGGTTTTTGAATCTAACCCCACTTGTTTTTTGATACTTTCCTTTTCTTTGTTAGATAAGTCTTTCGAATAGCTATGTTTGTTTTCATCAAATACTTTTGCCGTTTTTCCTACATTTTCCTCAAACCCTTTACTTGGTTGTGGCAAATCTTTAGGTAGAGGCAGACGACTGTCTGCCTTTACAGAATCTGTATCTTCTAATTTACGCACCGAACAACGGCAATTAAAGCCCAACGGAGGATAATGGGTATTCCAAAAATCGTCTTCTACTCTTCGGATTATTCCATTCAAACGTTGATGCTCTCCACGTACTGCCTTATCGCCTTGCGTTCTAAACTCCAAAAAAGGAAACAAATCTTTATCTCGTTGTATGTCTTGCCATTTTTTGGCTGCCTGTGCCGATGCAACGGAAGTGTTATATTCGGCACGTAGCCATTTTTGATTGTAGTCTGTAAGAATTTTATTTGCTTCTATTTGAAATTGTGCAAAGGTTCGTAATTCTTCTTTTTCATTCGTGAGTAGTTTTGCTAATTGTTTGTCTAAGTCTTTTTGTAATGAGTGTGTTTTGTTTGCTGCAAAAACAGATTGATTGTACAACAATTCATTAAAAAATGCTTTATCCTTTTTAGGTACATTTTCATAACCTTCTGAAATTGCAGCTTGTAAAATCTCATTGTAGATATTGAAAACTGGTTTTGAAATTTCGCCTTTCTTAAATTGTCCTTCAAAGACTTGTTTTATGAAAGTAGATAAATCAATATCAAATTCTAAGTTGTCATCGTCATTATTTAAGGTACAACAATCATCCGAATTGTTCGGTAGTATCATTGTACCGAAAGACTTTTTTTTTTCAGAAAAGCTCAAATTTTGTTTGTCTTCTGTTTTTTTGTTTTCGTTTGTGTTTTGCTTTTCTTCTTTGTTTTCAGGCATTACAAAACGAAACTCACACCCTTCAAAGTCGTAACCGTGTGAAACCAAAAAAGGTAAAAATTGATGTGTCATTACACTTTCCATATATCTCATATCAGCATCTACAATGTCATTGAGCATACGCTCGTGAACTTCTGCCGAACCGACAAAGGCTTGTGTATCTGTTGTTGCTGTGCCTCCTGAAATCAGTTTTGATAGTTCTTCATTTTGCATGTTTATCAGTTCGGAATATATTTGATATGAGCCTGTGCCGTGACTAGCTTCTATGTACTGCATATCGTTTCTTTCTTTTCCTCCAAATCTCGCCCATCCGTTACTTCCCATATTTGTGAGCATTTGGTCATAGTTTTCTAACGATGCCTTATCCATTTCATCTGTAAAGAAAGCAATAAAAGGCATTCCGAATTTTTCAGACTTGATACTCCAATCATCCATAGAGTAATTTTTACGGATTACATAGGGTACGGCTTTTTCCAAAAGTCCTAAATCTCCATTATCTACTTCAAACAAAAAATTATTCTCTCTGATTGATTTATCTCTATAATCATAACCTACTGAACTACTCAAATCAAAATAAATCTTTCCTTCTTTTCCCACAACGTGAGGGCGTGGAATAAGTCGCACCTCTTTAAATTCTTTGTTTTGGCTTGGCACAAATTCTAATAAAGAGTTTCCATAGAAAATAGCATCTAAAGCCAAATCCATTGTATCAAAGAAAATAGGTTTTTTGAATGCCTTTGTTTTTTCTTCGTTTAGTTTGTCGCCCTCAAAAATAGCAAATCTTTGTTTTAAGACTTTTTGCTTCCTATTATAGACTTGTGCCGAAAGGTGTCCATCACGCATAACCTTTCTATACTGCTCCATTAAGTCAAAATTCTTTGGATAATGGATTCTTTCGGCAGTATCTAAGGCATTTTTAAACTCTTTCATACCGAGTTTTACTCTTGCTTGTCGTTCTATGATTTTGCCATAAAACGTTTTTTTCTTTTGGGTGTCTTGGGAAAGAGTTGTTAAGGAGTTTTCAGTCAGACGACTGTCTGACTTTACTGCAAACCCTAACCAGTTTTTTATTTTAGTAAGTGTATTCATTATCTATCTACTTTTTAAAGTTTGTGAACCCCAATTAAAATTTTTAGGTGTTTCGGTTGTTGTGATAGGTGGTAAATCTGGGTTTAGTTGCCCTTTGCTTACCATTTTTAGCCAGTTTATTGCAGCTTCATAACGAATGCCTCTTATTTCAGGAACTTGTTTTGGAATAATACGTGCCGTAATATGATACACCATAATATCTACCAAATACATGACGATAAGACGGTTTCTAGTGTCATCGGTGGGGACACCGACAACGGCAGGTGTGAAAATAAGTCCTGTATCATACCGAGTAGAAAGGTAGCTTTCCATTTCTGAAATACTAGAAAGTTCAATATCAGACAAAATCAATTCTTTTTGTGCTGGTGTGATGGCATTCAAAATAGAAGTTTCTATTTGAGGTAAAAGGTCGGTTTCTTGTAAAAAAATCATAATTTAATTTTACCGAACGGTTCGCTTAAAGCGAACCGTTCGGTGAGTTCGGTGATTAGCGATAAAATGAACGAATAGTATTTTTAATAAATCTACCTATTGTTGGTTGTACAAGTGAGCTTAAAGTTTTTTGCAACATAGATATTGCACCTTCCACGGCATCGGGAGCATCGTCATGTGCGCCTTTACTTCCAAATGCTAAAAGTTGTTCAATATAGGTTTTGAAGTCATTGTCTTTCTGTTTTTCTATATTGTGATAAATATGTGTGTTTTCATAAAGTGGCGACATTGCCTCAATACGGCTTTCTTTTGCGCTTTTGGCTTGTTTGTCTGCACGTATAGCTAATTGATATCCTCTATTTTTACCTTCACTGATGTAATTTTGAAGGTGCATATCTTGAATAAAATTAGCTTCCATATAATGCTGAGCCGTTGCGCCTTCTTTCAAAATACGCTCATGTAAATCATAATGATAACTTACCATATCATTAATAGACTTTCTTTGCCGAACCCACAAATCAATCAAATCATACGTTCCATCACTGCGTAAACCAATCGTTGCAATAGCCTTGTAATCGGCTGTTTTTGTAGCTTTAAAACTTGGGTCGCAATACGAAACAATAGCTCGGTAATCTTTTAATGGTAGAATTTTACGCCACGCTATCCATTCTTTTTTAAAGGTATTCCCTTCTGTAATGGGCGTGTTTTGGTATTCAGTCATAAAAGCATTTGTACCAATGTCTTTTCTAAGTTTGGTATAAAACGCTTTTGTATATTTTGCTTTCCAAGATGGATTTCCTTTTTCATCTAAGGCGTTTACTTTGGAGTGTGTCCAATGTGGATTGCGTTCTACTAATTTTGCTAAAATACCTTTATCAGAAATACGATTATTGACAAATGCAAAACGTGCCGTTCCGATGTCCATTGCAGGAATTAACGCCCTCAAAATCCATTGTACTACTTCCTCTACACGTATTTCGTTTCTGCATAATTCTTCATAATCCAAATCATCACAGATAATAAAATCAGGTCTTTTGCTTCCTTTTCGAAGTCCACGAGGAGATTGTCCCATTCCCAACGCCATAAAAGAAACACCGTTTTTGGTAGTAAAATCAGAATCAGACCAGTTTCCGTGTGAATACTGCTGCCCAAAATCTTCAATAAAACGTTCGTTGTATTGCAATTCGGCTTGTAAACCTTGTAACAAAATAGTTGCTGAGGTTTGGTTTTTACCTACCAAAACAAGTGTATTGATTTGTTTATCGTCTTGAATCATTAGCCATAAAGGAATAAACAAATCTACGTGGGTACTCTTGGCTAATGCCCTTGCCCACTCTACACTAATTTTTATTTGCTTGTTATCTAAAAATTGATTGGCGAGTTTGTTATGAAAAGGCGCATTAGGAATTAGCTCATCTTTTTCATTCAAACAGTAGTGTTCAAAATAGTATTCACAAAAATAACCATAGTCTTTTTTTGCTTTTTCTATTCTTTGTTTTCTACTTTTTTCGCTTGTGGGTTTGGCTTTTAGTTTTTTTGTACGTTCGACAAATCCCAACCAATTTTCTAACAACCGTTTTTTATCAACTTCTTTCATATCCTCCTCCAGTTATGTGTAGAATAAAATCAGAATAGATACCCTGTACAAGGTTTGCAATAGTTGTTTCTTGTGTTTCGTGCAAGAACAAAATAAACTCCTGTCCGACGGTCTCAAAATGTACGGCTGGTATTTTATCTTCTAACTTTCGTATAGAGGAGGCTATTTTTGAAACTCTGTCTTCGTCGAAATTTTCTTGGCTTGTCAGTTTGGCAAGTTGTCCATACATATTCAAGACGATTTGAAAGCGTTGTTCGGCAATGCTTTTTTGTTTTGTTTTGGCTTCGTCCCAATTCCCTTTTTCTCTCCATTTGGAGATGGTGTTTTCTGTAACCCCAAACTTTTCGGCAAGTTCTTTACCAGTTAGATTAGCATTTATGAAAAGTATTTTAGCAATATCTTGTTTATCCATTTGTAAAACCGTTTAATTACTGTTTAATTTCGTTTAGAATGCAAAATTATTTTGCAGTTGATAAAATGGATAGCTAAGAAATTGAAACGCTTAAAGGCGTGTTTATTGCGTTTTCTAATTTTGTTAGTTTTTGCTCAATTTCTATTCTGATTTTATATTCTTCTTCGGCAATTTCTAAAAGATACAGAAGTATTTTATTATCCTGTGTTCTGCCAGATGAAATGGAATATATTTTTTCAGGAGAACATTCAAACTTACTCGCTGCTACTTTTGCGTATCCACGAGGTAATAGTTCTCTTAAATTGATTTTTTGTAGAAAATCAGTAAAGTTTAATTCCATAACTAGTATCATTTGCTAACAAATTTAGGTAAGTAAGTAAAGTTTTGCTAATCCAATACGTTTTTATACAGTTTTATACTAAAAAAATAAGCAATTTACGAATTTTATACGGTTTTGTAAATAAAAATACGGAAGTAATCCCTTTACTTTGCTATATCAATTAGTAGTTAGATGATTAGGAGCGAGGGATTAGGGGTTAGGGACGAGGGATTAGGAGCGAGGGACGAGGGATTAGGGATTAGGAAATACACGTCCCACGTCCCACACAACACGTCCCACACAACACGTCCCACACAACACATTCCACACAACACATTCCACACAACACGTCCCTCGTAACACAAAAAACGCATAAATGAAAAAACTAATTCTTTCGGATGAATCTATTAACTCGTATGGTTATCGTGTTCTAACAAAAGGCATTGATTTAAGTGCTTACAAAAAAAACCCTGTTGTATTGTATAATCACAATCGTTATCAAGGATTGGTAGGAAAGGGAGTTGATGTTGGTATTGTTGGTAATCAGTTGGTAGCAAAGGAAATCGAATTTTACGAAGGAAATGAGTACGCTGCTGATATAAAAAGAAAGTACGAACAGGGTTTTCTAAATGCTTTTTCAATCGGTATTCAAATCTTAGAAACGTCAGACGACCCGAAGGATTTATTAAAAGGGCAGCGTTATGCAACGGTTACTAAATCGAAGTTGGTAGAATTTTCTATTGTAGAAATGCCAAGCAACTCAAACGCTGTTCGTTTGTACGATGAGAATATGCAAGAACTTAGTATTTCGGACTTAACTATTTTATCTAACCCACTAGAAACGGTAGATTTAGCTTTACCAAAAAAAGTAGAAGAACAAAACAAAAATTTAATTTCAATGAAAAATTTACTTCAAAAATTAGGTTTAGCAGACAATGCTACCGAAGAACAAGCCATTGAAGCACTTGTAAAACTTCAAAACCAAACTAAAACACTTTCCGAAGGCATTGCAAAAGTGTGTAAAAAATTAGGTGCATTTGAAAACGAACCTGAAAAAGAACAGGCGTTTCAAAAACTGGCAGCTTCGGACTTAGATAGTGCTTTAGTATTTCTTTCTGCACCTGCAAAAAAAGAAGAAGCTAAAAAGGAACAATCAACTACCGAGCAAGTGTCTTTATCAGATGTTCTAAAGTCTTTCCAAGGTTTGTCGCAAGAAAAACCAAAGGAAGAGCCAAAAAAGGGTTCTTACGAGCATTATATGCAGTCCATTAAGAAGTAAGCAATTACAAATTACAAATTTAAAAAAAAATATTCACTGGTAACTGATAACTGGTTACTGATAACTGAAAATAAATTATGCCATTAAATGTAGAATACTTTTCAGACCGAATTGCTGAAGAACTTTTTAGTGATGACGAACTAATCACAAGAGGTAATGACGATAGTATTTGGGTAGAGGGAACGGCAGTAAACAAACCACAGTCGGGAAGTGGTATTGTAGTCGTAAAAGATAGAAATACCTACCCTGCGACCGCAGTGCGTAGAACGGATGCAAACTTACGCTATACCCTGCACGAGTTTACAACAAACCCAAGTCATATTCCTGATGCTGAAGAATCAGTTACAAATTATAATAAAGCCGTTTCTATCATTGGACAACATACCAAAACGATAAGAGAACAAATCGGTGATTATGTTTTGACTGAATGGGCAGGGGGTGCAGTCTTTCGTACAAGTGGGGCTGCTGATGACAATGGTAAATCGCAAATTGTAATCTCTGATATCATCGATGTTGCAAAGCGTTTTGATATAGATAAAGTGCCGATGAAAGATAGGTTCTTGGTAATGACACCTACTTTATATTATCAGCTTTTCGGAATTGATGCTTTAATCAAAATGGATGTAATGGGCAAAACTACTCTTCCTACTGGTGTTGTGAATCAGCTTTTAGGGTTTAATATTTTGATGCGCCCAAGAACTGTAATTTATACCAATGCAGTTACTCCTCTAAAAGTTGCTTACGATACTGCAAAAGGAGCAGAAGACAACGAAGGAATCATTGCTTTTCAAAAGGAAATGGTTTGTTACGCAAAAGGCGAAATCAAACTATTTGAAAATGTAGATGATGCGCTTTACTATGGTAGTGTTTATTCTACTTTGGTTCGTTTGGGAGCTGCAAAGGAACGCACAGATGAAAAGGGAGTTGCTGTTATCCTTCAAAAAGATGCAGCCTAATTAATTAATAATGGATAATTGAAAATTAATAATTATCCATTTTCAATTTTCAATTATCCATTGACATGAAAGAAGCCTTAGAATTTATCGGTTTTGGTAATTTGATTACGATACTTTTGGTTTTGTTTAATATGATTTGGCACTACTCAAATGTAAGTCATCGTATTGAAAAGTTAGAAGAAAAAACTGACGAGCAAAAGACAAAACATATCGAAAACGATACTGAAAAAAAAACGATTTTGTCGGAATTGCAAAAGATACGAGAATGGCAAATTCAACGAGACGCCAAAGACAGTGTTATTAGTGATTTTACAAAGTCAAATCAAGACATTATTGAGGCAATTAAAAGCCTTAAAAAGTAAATTTTCAATCTGTATTTATTTAGTATTCATTTATTCATCAAATAACTTTCAACCGTTATGAAAAATTTTCTTGTAAAATATGTATTCGGATTTATTACTGCTCTTATCGCCTCTGTCGGTGATACGATTGCAGAAAATGCAAACTTGTTTGTCAATATTGTTAAGGATATTGGCTTGGCTCTTATTGATGGTAACCCAGATAATAAAGCACAATTAAAAGCTATTATCAAAAAATATCGACCACAACTGATTGAGCTTTTGTTTGGGCTTTTGAGAGAGGAAGCTGAGGAGCATCTCGCTGCAAAAGGTGCAAGTTTGGGCGAAATGGAAAAACAAATGATTTTGGCACAACCCGAAATTATGGCACTCACTAGGAACGAATACACAAAAGAAAATCCCAACTTTCAGACTATGTTAGAAACCGTTTTAACAGAAAAAAAAAGTACGGAATATCCTTATCTAGTGGGGTTGACAGTTCCGATAGTTTAGAGCGAATAGGGACGAGGGACGAGGAAATAGGGACGAGTAATCACAACCCACATTCCACGCCTCACGCCCCTATCAACAAAACACGCATTGAAAACATCATGGTGCATTGTGCAGCTTCAACCCCAAATGCGACAGCGCAGGATATACAAGCGTATTTCTTGCGTTCGGTTGCAAAAGGAGGTAGAGGTTGGTCTAAAGGTGGTTATGCAATGATTATAGAATGGGACGGAAAAGCCGTAAACCTATATGATGATGAATTTCCTACCAATGGCGTAAAGGCGTATAAAGGAATTTCTAATTCTAACACGTTGCACATTTGTGTAACTGGAGGCAGAACAGAAGGCGAAATTAGTGCAGCTCAAAAAGCAACATTAACAAAGTTACTTTTGAACAAAGTGGAAAAATACCCACACGCAAAAGTATTAGGTCATAATCAAGTTGCCGTTAAAGCCTGTCCAAATTTTGATGCAAGGCGTTTTGCTAAAGGCATTGGAATAGAAGACAAAAATATATTTTGGGAGGATTATTACGAAATAGCTACTAAAATGAAAAGTTAAGGAAATAGGAAATGGAGATTGGGGAATGGGTAATTTCCCAATCCCTAATCCCTAATTCCCAATCCCTAATACGATGATTAAAGAACTCTATAAAGCCCTCTCTGAAAGACTAGCAACGATTACGGAAATAAAGTCTATTGACTTATTCCGTAATCAATTTCAGACTTGGAAAGATGAAACGGTTTACGAATTTCCTTTAGCGTTTTTGAAGTTTGATTGTGATTTTCAGAACCGAACCCAAAACACACAAACAGGAACGGCACGCATAAAAGTCTATGTAGCGACTTCGTTTATGGGAGATACACGAGAAGGTAGTGCAACGCAAGATACAGGTTTACAATGTTTTGATATTGCACAACTTGTTCACGAAGCATTACAAGGATTTCAAGGCGAGTTTTTTAGTGCTTTAAGTCGTACCAATTTGAATCAAGATGAAAGCCCTAATTCTAGTTATACTATTGTACAAGACTATGAATGTGAGTTTATAGATATAAGTACAAGTATTGCAAAAGATAGAATTCCTGTAAATCCAGACTTATTATTAAATACAACAACAACACCAGTACGAAGTATCAGAATTGACAATCCAAACAGCTGATAACTTGTACAGACGCACAGCCGTGCGTTTAATAAATAACTGACTTATGGCAGAAATTATTTTTGAAAGAACAGACGGAAATTTAGGACGTTTGCCAGCAAGTGAAGATGCTACTTCGGGTCTATTGATTTACGATTTAGACACCACAGAAACACGAATTGTAACTACCAACGTAAAAGATGCCGAAACACAATTAGGCCCTACACTTTGGGAAAAATACAAACAATTCGTAATTGATTTCTTTGCAATACAACCGAGTGCAACACTTTATATTGATGTTTATGAGCCTACTGTTTTTCCGACTTTTACGGAAATCATAGACTTACAACGTTTTGCAGAAGGAAAAATTAGACAATTAGGAATTGTTTTGATTGGAGATGTGAGTTATCAAATGTTTCTTACTGATATTGTAGTAACAGACACACATATTACGGCAATGCAAACACAAGCCGATGTGCTTCGTGCCGAACATATGCCTTTGCAAATTATCTATGCAGGGCATACCAATTCGTTTGCTACTCTTTCAAGTTTTCCTGACTGTCGTACTTTTTCTAGTTCTGATGTTTCGGTTTGTATTGTTGCTCCTCAAAAAGTCATTACAGGCGATTCACTTACGAATGTTTCTTTTTTGCCTCGTGTGGGTATTGCCTTGGGAGCTGTCGCTTATTCGCAAGTTCACGAAAATATCGGCTGGGTAGCAAATATCAATATTGCTAATTTGGAAGGAATGAATTCGCCTCAAATTGCTATCAATAGTTTGACTACTTCGGTTTCTAGTTTGTCAGATATGGACCTAAAAAACCTTACTGACAAAGGCTACATTTTCGCAAAAAAATATATTGGTCTTAGTGGTTCTTTTTTGAACGATGCACCAACTTGTACGGCTCTCACTTCTGATTTTGCATACATAGAAAACAACAGAACACTTGATAAAGCAATTCGACAAACACGAATTTTGCTTTTGCCTTCTCTTAATTCGCCTGTTTTATTGAATCCTGACGGCACACTTACGGCAAAAGATATAAGCCGTTTTAGTGTTCTTTCAAGAAAAGCATTAGAACAAATGCAGCGAGATGGTGAAGTTTCTAATTTCTATGTTTTTATTGACCCAAATCAAAATGTACTTTCTACTTCTGAAATAGAAATTGAGATGAGCGTACAGCCTGTTGGTGTGGCAAGAAAACTGAATGTTAAGATTGGTTTTGCTGCAAACCTTATTTCGTAAAGCCACACCGTCGTGTGGCTACAATGTGTGGCTAATAATCACAATCACAAACGCACGACGGTGCATTATCACAAACGCACGACGGTGCATTTCTACAATGTGTGGCTCATATCACAAACGCACGACGGTGCATTTCTACTATAAAATTATGGCACAACCTTTAATAAATGGCAACTTATACAGTTGGTCGCAAATTGAACTTAGCATTGCAGGTTTAGATATTTACGGTGTTACAAGTATTGAATACACCGAAGAAGAAGAAACCGAAATGATTTACGGAGCAGGTAATCGCCCTGTTGGTAGAGCAAAAGGAAATATCACTTCGGAAGGTTCGGTAACGCTGCAAATGGAGGAGATACAACGCTTACAAGATTCTTCTACTTCTGGTAGGTTGCAAGATATTGAGCCTTTTTCTGTAATCGTTGCTTACTTAAAGCCTAACGGCGATGTTGTAACGGACACATTACGAGAGTGTGTATTCGTAAATAATGGGCGTTCTATTTCGCAAAATGATAAATCCGTAGAACAGGATTTGACATTAAGCATCGGCTTTATTGAATGGAATAGCAATCCTATCATTTCATAAAATACCTTTTAAAATCATTTCAAAAACCGTACATACGCACAGTCGTGCGTATCTAACTAGACACACGACTGTGTGTTTCTAACTCTATTTATAAAATGGAAAATCAAGATAAAAAAGCAAAAGAATTAGGCGCAGTTTTTCAAGTAGAAGTCGAAGTATCTGAAAATGATATAGCAAAAGGCTATTTGAGAAAACCTACTCGTAATCAAATGTCAGCAGCTTTAGCACTTTCTCAAGACCCTATACGAAGTGATGAAGTGTTATTGAAAGCCTGTTTGATAAAAGAAGTTTCGGACGAAAGGCTCATTACCAACGATGATTGTTTTATGGCTGTTCGTATGCAACTTTCTAAACTCATTGAAATCAAACAAGCAAGCATAAAAAAGCTATAAATAACGCAAGTCCGTTGCCACTAAAAAGTAGAGATTGGTCAGAAGAAATACGAAGGCGAAATACACTGATTCGTCATTATTTACATCTGAATCCAGATACATTAAGTGATAAAGAATGGGCTTTGCGTTGGGAAGAAACCGTTTTTTTGATACAGTTTTTGGGTGGAAAATCTAATTAGTTCAAACCTATAAGGTTTTCATAAACCTTATGGTTTAAAAGTACTAATAACACAAAAACACCTAACAAAGAAAGAATATAGATAAGGTTATTTTTTTTAGAATAGCCTTTGAAGATTCTAAAAAAGACAACAATGCTTCCTAAAAAAAGCAGCAAAGAAAGTAAAATTTGTAGTAGTTCCATCGTATTTTTTATACGTACAAAACCCTAAAAAGTTTATGCAAGATTATCAATTAGTCTTACAGATTATCGATAAAGCTACGCCTGCACTCTCAAAAGTGCAGCAATCGGCTATGCAAACCAGTAAGGGAGTTGAGAGAGTAGAAAAAAGCGTAAAACAAACAAACTCAACCGTTCAAAATTCCTTATCTGGGCTGAAAGGATATGCAGCAGCCTTGGGTGGAATGTTTGCAGCTACTCAATTACTTTCTTTTGGTCGTGATGTGGTACAAGTGGGTAGTAATTTTGAGGCTGCTATGTCTAATGTAAAAGCCGTTTCGGCAGCTACTGGAGTTGAAATGGAGCTTTTGAAAGATAAAGCAAAAGAACTCGGCTCTACTACTCAATTTTCGGCTACTCAAAGTGCAGAAGCCTTGGGTTTTATGGCAATGGCAGGTATGAAGGCAAATGAAAGTATAACGGCTTTACCTTCCGTTTTGAATTTGGCTGCTGCTGGTGGTATTGATTTGGGTAGAGCTGCTGATATTGCTACCAATGCAATGAGTGGGTATGGGTTTGGAGTTTCTGAATTAGGACGTGTAAATGACGTTTTTTCAAAAACTATCACGACTGCAAATGTAGATATGTCTATGTTGGCAGAATCCTTCAAATATGTTGCTCCACTTGCCAAACAGGCAGGTTGGCAGTTTGAAGAAGTTTCTGCTGCTATTGGAATAATGGCAGATGCAGGTATTCAGGGTTCAATGGCTGGCACAGCGTTGCGTGGTGCAATTTCTTCTTTATTGAAACCCTCAAAAGAAGCTCAAAAGGAGCTTAACAGATTGAAGGTTTCGCCAGTAGACAAAAAAGGTAATTTAAAGTCTTTGGATACCATCTTAACAGAGCTTCAAAAAAACGGAGCAAGTACAAAAGACTTATTTACCCTCTTTGGAGCAGAGGGAGCTAGTGCAATGGCTGTTTTGATGGAAAGCACAAAAGGAGGCGAAAAATCATTACACTCTTATACTGAAACGCTCAAAAACTCAAAAGGAACGGCAGAACAAATAGCCAAAACAAAAACCGAAAACTTTGCAGGTTCGGTCAAAAACTTAGAATCTGCAATGGAAGGATTAAAAATTGAGATTTTTGAAGCCGTTTCACCTGCTTTGGGTTTGTTTGTTAATGATATGACTGGTGCTATTCAGTCTGATCAAAGTTGGATAACGAGTTTGAAAAGTGGTGTAGAATGGATACGTAGCAACTGGACTTTCATAACAGATTCTTTCAAAGGAGCTGCTGTAGTGATAGGCATTGCAACGGCTGCTGTTTTGGCCCTCAATACGGCTCTTTGGTTAAATCCTGCTGTATGGATAGCTGCTGCCGTCATTGGTTTGGCTGCTGCTGTGGGTTATGCCTATGCAGAATTTGAAACGTTTAGGGCTGTTGCTTGGGCTACTTGGGGAGTTTTGGAAGCCGTTTTTAGTAACATTTGGACGGCAGGAAAACAGGCTATTGGTGGTACAATGCAGCTTATTGGTGGTTTGGTAGATGCCTTTAAGGCATTGATGGACGGTGATTTTCAGAAGGCTGGTGCAGCTATTTTGAAAGCACAGGAAGGAATACAACAGGCTGTTATCGGAACGGCAAAACTGGCAATGCCTACCTTGCTTATTGATGAGAAAGTAGTAGGAGCTGCTATAGAGGGTTTTGGAAAAGGCAAAAAAGACTTCCAAAAAAGTCAAGATGCTCGTTTTGATGAAATGGATAATGCTGCTGTTCGTGCTTATCAAAATAAGCAATTAGAAGAACAAAAAAAGGCAGCGTTAGAAAAACAAAAAAATGCAGCAACTACATTAGACCCAACAAAAAATCCGACACTAGACCCAACTGCACCTACTAAGGATTTGGCTACTAATCAAAATAATAAAGAAATGGGTGGCAGTAGTAGTGTAAGCTCAACAGCCCCCAAAAACTTTACTATTACGATTGGAAATTTAGTAGAAAACTTAACGATTTCTACAACGAACTTAAAAGAAGGTGCAGGAGAAATAAAACGTGCCGTTTCAGAGGTTTTGGCAAATGCCGTAAATGATTCACAATTAGTAATTGATTGATAGATACGCACCGTCGTGCGTATCAAATTGATAGGAAAGCAAGTATGAAAAGTAAATTAGGAACGCCGATATACGCACCTTTGACAATAAAAAAAGGTAGCTACGATACAAGAACTGACACCATCAATTATGATGAGGTTGTTTTGGATAACGCCTTGGTAGATATTTCTATGTCAAAAAACATAGTCAAAACTGCTATTCAAGGTAGAAAAGGAACAGTAAAAGAGTATGTTAGTCTTGGCGATTATGTGATTAATATTAGTGGTTCTATCATTTCGGATAATCAAAAGGAATATCCTGAAATTGAAGTAAAAGCACTCGAAAAAATAGTGATTGCTCCTATTAGTTTGCAAGTGGTTTGTGAGACTTTGAATAGATTAGGAATCTATGAGATTGTAATTGAATCTTATAATTTTCCTACTAAACAAGGTTTTATTGGTACGCAAGTATATAGTATTTCTGCAATTAGTGATGAACCTATTGAACTTAATAATGGCGAAATATAATGAATAGGAATTAGGAAATAGGAATTAGGAAATAGGAATTAGGAAATAGGTAATTACCCAATTCCTAATACCCAATTCCTAATATCCTCAACTACTATGAAACAACTAACTAGCTATATTCAAATTGGAAATTTTGAATTTGATTTTATAAATGAAGTTCAGATTGAAAGCTCTTGGGACACACTTACAGACACTTGTGTTATAACAATTCCTAAAAAATTGCAATGGAAAGGAAAGGATATTGTACAGGGTGCAAATGCAGTTTTTCAAATTGGTTCAGAAGTTCGTGTTTTCCTTGGGTATGATTATAATTTTGAGTTAGTTTTTGAGGGTTTTCTTACTCGTATTGAGCCTAAACGTCCTTTAAAACTCTATTGTGAAGATGCAATGTGGAAACTAAAACAAACCGAAGTGAAAGCATTATCACAAAGAAATGCAACTGTTAAAAATTTGCTTTCTGATTATTACAAAGGAGAATTAAAAACCTTTGATGCTGATTTAGGAAAGTTTCGCATTCAGAATGCAACACTAGCCAATGTTTTTGAGGAATTGGATAAAAACTACTCTTTAAAAACATTTTTCAGAAATGGAATTTTGCACGTCGGAACGCCGTATTTATTGACTGTTGAGGATAGAAAGAAACATAAATTTGATTTTGAAAAGAATATCATCTCTTCGGATTTGGAATACAAACGAAAAGATGAAGTAAAAATTAAAGTAAAGGCAATTTCTATTTCTTCGAAGGATAATAGCAAGATTGAAGTAACAAAAGGCGATAAAGAAGGCGAGTTACGAACGATTAATAAAGTGGATTTGAGTAAGTCGCAATTAGAAGAAGAAGCAATTAGACAAATAGACCTTCTGAAATATGAAGGCTTTAGAGGAAGTTTTGAAAGTTTTGGGCAGCCGTTTACTCGTCCTTGTGATAGTGTAGAATTGACTGACCCAAACGTAAAAGAAAGAAACGGAAGCTATTTTGTAAAGTCTGTTTCTTATTCTTTTGGAATGAATGGATATAGACAGAATGTAGAATTGGATAAAAAAGTATCGTAACGACACACCGTCGTGCGTCGGAATAATATATTCGCACGTGCGAATGTACTGAAAATTAGAAATGCTATGAATGAAATAAAATCTTATGTTCAAAAACTTACTAACAACGGTAATACTTCGGTAGAATCATTTTTAGCAAAAGTTATTGAAGTCCATAGAGAAAATCGGCTTTGTGATGTGCAGCCGTTAGAGGGTGCAGAGCTTTTCGATGTTCGTATTTGCGCCATTCAATTAAAGCAAACAAACGGATTTTGGATAGTTCCTAAAATTGGTTCGCACGTCGTGGTTACGATGTTGGGAGCAAATAGTGGTTTTGTTTCTATGTTTTCAGAAGTAGATGAAATTTATTTACAGACTTCTGAAACGGATAATGGAGGTTTGATAATCCGTAAAGAATTGAAAACTGAAATTGACAAGATTAATACCTTTTTAAATACTATTCGAACGGTGTTTAATTCCTTTGTTCCTGTTCCAAGTGATGGAGGGGCTGCACTCAAAACAGCTATGGTGTCGGCTATTCAAAATTTACAACTGGCTAATATTGGTACGAATATCGAAAACGAAAAAGTAAAACACTAATGAAAAAAGATATTTTATACACTTCAAACACGTGTGAACCCATTATTTTTAATGGAGATTTTGATATTGGCGATTCTGAAAAACAAGAAATTGAAACGATTTGTTTTTCTCAAAAAGGAGATTTTAGAGAATATCCTTTGTGTGGTGTGGGTTTACGAACTTCTCAAAATGCACCCTTAAACGCCGAATTTTTGAGAGAAATTCGCTTGCAACTTGAAAGGGATAAAATCTTTCCTAAAAAAATATCTATTGTAGATAATAATATCAAAATAGAATGAAAATAGAAGAAGGACAAAACATAATAGACATTGCTATTCAAGAGTATGGAAGTTTTGAGGCTGTTTTTCAGTTGCTTTTAGACAATCTACTGCTTGAAAATATGAACGTTTTTTTGGAAGGCGAAACGGAGCTGCTCATTTCAAAAACTGCACTTGATGAAAATGTAGTAATTAAAAATGAGTATAAAAAAAGAAATTACCGTGTCAGAACAGGCGATGAATTTATACCTATTTTGACACAAGATTACGATAAAAACGATTACGAAACCGAAGACTATTTTTAATTAATTATGGCAATACTAGCATCAATACAAATTCTTAAAGACAAGATTTTACAAAAAATCAAAGGAGCATCAACAGGAAGTACAGAAAAAACAAAAGCGATTGACCACAGAGAGGTTCTGACAGATGTGGTAGATACGCTGAATGATAAAATTGAAGAGGCTACTATTGCAAGTGGCTCTACTGGCGATGTACAAGTAAAGGGGGGGGATGGGAAGTTATTTGGTAGTAGTTCGTTTAATTTTTTGAATGGAATACTTTCTTTGGCTGGTAATTTTGTTATCAAAGGGCTTAGCAGTTCTTCTGATAATGCCTTACAGATTAAAAATGCAAATAACGTTGTGATTGGACAAGTTACAAATAATGGTTATTTGCAGTTTAACAGAATTTCCGCAGTAGGAAACATTGATAATTATGTAATCTACTATGATGGATATGCAAATATAAGGGGGTATGACGGTACTAAATTTTGGAGGGGACAGAATGATAATATAAATAATTTGCTTGCTGATTTTGGAACATTTGATAGATGTAATTTCCAAAAACCTATACAAGCAAAAAATGGTATTTTTACAAATGATATAGAGGCTGGGGATACTGTTTTTGGATATACTGAAACACTTAGAATAAAAGGACAAAGAGCGACAATTACAAACAACTGGCTAAATCCATCTGGTACAGTAGAAATTTCTGATGGTAAGCCACGCCCAGATCAAACAGGTCAAGGTTATGGTGGAAAAGGTGTTTTAATAAGAAGTTGGAGAAGGGAACCGGCAAGAGAACCTGTTTTGGAAACTGTTTTTGAGGTAAAAGAAGGAGACAAAATTGCTTTTTATGGAGGAATACCAATTGCAAGGCAAACACTTGCTGCCGACCCAAGACCAGCCGAAATATCTACTGTTTTATTTAATCTAGGTTTAGTTATTAGACCCTAAAAAAGTATAAAAATGCAAAAAATCATAATCGAAAAATCAGAATCTGTAACAACAGAAGTTCAAATCGTCAATCAGAATACTGATTACATTAATAAAAAAATGCGTTTTGAAGTCATTATTTTTACCAAAACTCGTTTTGTGGAAACACAAACACCGAAGTTTTTAGAAGTTTCTAATCAAAATAAGTTTCCTATTTTTCTTGAAAAAGGAAAACCTAAAATGAATGCTGATAATGAGCAAGAAATGATTGGCGAATGGGATATGTGGGAAATCCTGAAAAAACATACCACGCTTTACGAAGGCGAAAAACTAGCAGAGGAAAGCCTAAAAAGGGCATTCGGCTTAATTCAAGAACCTTTCATTTTTATTTTACCAAAAGAAGCATATTAAAAATTATGGCACGAAGCATATCAGAAATTCAAGCAGAAATTTATACAGAAAAGGCGAGCAAGCCCGAATTAGATATATTATCTACTACTTCACAAGTAAGTGTTTGGAGGTTGTGGGTCTATGTAGTGGCTGCTGTTATCTATACAGTAGAAAAGATTTTTGATATGCTTCGTATGGATATTGATGCTATCAATGCAGCTAATGTAATTGGTAGTGAGGCTTGGTATGTAGAACGTGCTTATGAGTTTCAGTATGGCGATATTCCTACTATTTTAGAGGGTAGATTAGTTTATGATACAATTAATTTGGAAAATCGGATTATCAAACGTGCAAGTATTGTTCGTTTGGGTAATCAGAATGCCAATGCTATCATAAAAGTAGCCACTATTGATGAGCAAACAAATGAATTACGAGCTTTAAACCCAATAGAAATAACGGCTTTTAATGGCTATATAAGAAGTTTAATGTTTGCAGGAAGCTTTATTGGTACACGTTCTTTGCCTGCTGATTTTCTTCGTTTGTTTGCTAAGATATACTATAACGCCATTTATCCATTACCTGACCTTCAAATTAGGGTAGCAAATGCAGTCAATCAATATATTGCAAATGTGCCTTTTGATGGGAAATTTTTCTTAATCAAACTCATTGATGCCATTCAAAATGTAGAGGGGGTTAGTGATGTAGAAATTATCAATTTTCAAGGCAGACCCGATTCGCAGGGCAGTACTTGGCAACCGACACAACGGATTTATATTACTCAAGCTGGGTATGCTAAAATTCAAGATGACCAATATCCTTTATTAGATGATACGCAAAATAACTTAACAGGAACATTAACCTTTATCGCTGAAACCAACCAATAACGTACATACGCACGGTTGTGCGTATGTAATTACGACACACAACAGTGTGTAGCTACCAATGAACAGATATTTATTACATATTGAATTAGTAGTAAATCGTTTACTTCCTACTGCCTTCAAAAAAGTTGCTTTTTGGAGGATTTGGATAGCGACTATATTAAGTCCTTTGCAGACTCTTCATTCAAACTTTTTAGTCTATGCAAGACAAGCAAGAAAAGAAGCCTCTTATAACAGTCAGACGGCAGTTTTTGAGTTTCTTTTAAACGAACGATTTAATAATAGTCAAGAAGGGATTTTTATTGATAATGTGTTTTTCAATCTGACCATTGCACAAGAATACA